GACATTTTATAACACCACAAAACATTGTGTTAACGCTGGTAACCTCCACCGTAGCTTTCGCTACGGTGAGAATGCGCACCACCAACGGGTGGTACTGGAAATTTTTAGTTTTAATTTTATACTTTTTAATTTATCTAGAAGTTGGGGTTGAAATTTGTGTTTCCAACAGTGCCGATTAACGACAACCATGCCTGGAAGTTGACGGTCACAGCGGCGTTAGTAACGCCACTGACAAGACCGGCAGCTCCTGAAAAGGCCGCCGAGGCATTGGGATAGAAGATGAAAGCAGCTCCATTGTATAAAGCGTACAACGTTGTTCCGTCTTGAACAGTCATGGTGTTATAACCACCGACTTCATTGACCCGGAAAATCGTCGACGCCGTCGCGTTCGTCATAGCGGTGGCATTTGTCAGGTCAATGATGACCTTGTAAATGTCTCCGTTTGCCACGCCAGGCGGCGCCGTGGAAGCTGTTCCACTAATATCATTACCGTTCACTACGAATAGCAAATTGGTAATAGCACCCTGCGTAAGGGATGCTCCAGTAATAGCTATGTTGGACTGATACCATTGTGCCCGTGGTAGTGGCAGTGCCAGCAACCGAGGGCTGATTTGCAGTTCCTGAAATTCGACTTCATAATCGAACAACACATAGCCAGGTGAATCGGTAGTACTCGTCTTTGACAACAAATACAAATCACCGTCGGCATACATCTCCAATTCGGGCGTCATGCCATAGTCCGTGCTCTTCCACTTCCCTGTGACATGCAATTGTACTGAATGATTGGTCCATTGCGGACCTATAACGGTATCATCGTCATTTAAGACAAACGGCAACAGCTGTGTGCTCGTTTGATTCAAGAAAACGCTCTCGCGATTCTTCTGATGGTAAAACATCACATCTCCGTTTGCCGTTGTGGGCGAACTTGTGATATAATGTACCGCCAAACTCTTCCAGCGATATTTCTGATACATCTGCATGTAATTGCGCAGCGTGCTATCAACAAACACGGCCGGTGTGATTGGGGTTCCTCCAACCAGCGTCCAAGTCTGCACAGCTCCAGATCCCTTGGCGGAGAACATGAAATCTCGCGACTTCACGGTCACCCCATTTCGGGACTGAACCACCTGCGACTGGGCTCCTTTGATACTGTTTCCAATAGCTACGGGAGCAGTCTGGATGGAAGTGACGGCTCCGAACTGCCGTTGCGGGCGGCTCTTCGCCTTAGTCTTTTTACCAACCGTCATCTTCTTCTTCTTTCCAATTTTTACCTTAATTTTCGTCATTTTACGCCTCCTACCTCCTTATTTTACATATATTTTGTTCATTTTCTTACCGAAGTGGTATTTTCTTCTAACAAGCGGAATACTTTTAAACTCAAGTGCCACATGAGTATCCCCAAGAGGACCTTCGTGTACTTGATACACCTCCGTCTTCGCAGCTCTCTTAGCCGCATATCTCTGATAAAACGAACGGTGCGAATGATCAGGCTCAGTGACAAAGCCAAAAGCTTGAGTAGCCAACTGATGGGCCTTTCGGTTTCTACGACGCGCTTCATAAACCTCATAACCTTTGTACAAAAGGTTTGGTATTTGCGACGCGTGTTTTACGCCTTGGCCTAACAACAATGCTTCCATTTCTTTTACTCCATCCTCCACCATGATCCCTCATATTCAACATGTGACCATTCTGACTGACTACCTCACTCACTTTTCCACTCCCGCCATTCGGCGGGGCTTTCGGTGGTGCGTTCGGTCTTTTACCTCCAATTCCCAGATCTCCACTCAAGGCTCCATTCGTTCCTCCAAGTGTGTCGGTGCTTGTGGTTGTCGGTCCATTACCAGTTGCATACGGGTCATACCGCACATTACCCTTAAACGGATCCTGTGCGTACAAATTCTTGACATCCTGCTTGTATTTCTTTTCATTCTTCACGTAATCATGCAAATCTAACGCGTTGCGCACTCCACCATATACGAGAGCAGGCAGGTTAAACGACAGTCCTTTGCTCGCCGTGAGTATTTGGTTCCCATAGAGAACCGCAGCTCCTGCGATCTGACTCATCGTATTTCCTCCTTTAGCATCGTTGTGGTATATCGAGTTTGCAGCCGTTCTGTGCCCATAATCACTGAATTCCTTAAACGCCGTGTCGTGCAACCTACTCAACTTATCTAACCTGTCCTTGGGGACTGCGTTACCAAACTTCACTGAAGTCTGGAATTTGCCGTCACTGATATAAGGACCGGTATAATTGGGCAGATACTTTCCAACGTTTACCATATTTTTACGCCACCTCCTCCGTTTTTCTACTTGAACTCAAAAGATAAATTAACTCACAAATTAAACATACAATCAAGTCCTCACTTAGGCTTGGTCATCCACTAGGCGCTCGAGAACGTCATCCAACCGTTCAAATCGCACATCCTCTTCGTCATTGCCAGACTCAAGACCCTTGCATTTGTAGCGCAGGTACATCCGCGACTTACACAGTGACAATGGGTACAAAGTTGGATTGATCTTACGAAAATGTTTGAACATCCGGTTGAAGAAGTTGAATTGCTTATCAGTCCAGCAATAGTTGATCAATGCCGAACTAAGAGCCATAGGCAAATCAGCCGCCTTGACTCTCTTCAACTTCTCGAGGTGCTTCGTGGTACGGACGGGTTCAAATCCAATGACTCCGCTACAGTCTCTGAAAGTGTTGCTGAAAAACTCGGACCCAAGGAACTGTTTATGCTCCTTGAACTCCACGTCAAATCCCAATGCTGCAGCTTTCAACCTGTATTCTTCTAGCTTCACGCGCTCGGTGAAAGACTGCAACGTGTCATCTCCGCCAGCAACATTTACGTTACCGGCATCCAAGATTTCAGCGTCAGTCAACCCCATGCGGATCTTAACTAGGATATCTAGTGCTACCTGCGATACGGAATTTCCAAAAATGGTTAGCAACCATCCGCTCTTCATGATTCCGGGCACCGTGACCTCGTAGACCTCGCCGTTGGTAAACACAAACTGTGCCCCTTCCGCGACCTCTCGAATGGCTCCACGCGCATCCTTAACATACTGAGCGAACTCCTCATCGTCCATGTCCGCTGGCTGCACTGCCAGCCGGACTACCAATTCCTCCAGAATCACAAAGAAATAATTGAACATGTTATAGTCCCAATTACTCTTATCACACTCTACCACCTTTCTTCCCTTGAACAAGGCGGCCAGGTGTTCACAGTGACCTGGGTTCCCGGGTGAGAAAGCATACTTGACCGGGCTCTCTTTCCACTTAGCCACGGCAACCTCAAGCATCTCCCTAAACAGGGCTTGATTTTTGATCATCTTTTCGAGAGTGAATCCGGTAACACAACGGGGCATTCCTCGATTCAACTTCTTGCGTTTGGCGGCTTCGGCTTTAAGGAACAGCTTCAATCTCAACGCGGCATCCCACTCTCTTTCAACGAGTTCCACGAC